CTCCCTGTTTGTACGATTCAATGTATTGTTCTTTGGAGTCAAAATACTTCTTAGGAACCTTCTCATTATCAAAGAACAACTGATTATACATTCTCATATATTCCTTCTCTGTGATTTCACTTTCGTCTAGTAGGTGTTTACCTTGGTACTCGAATACTGTATGGAGCTGGCTCCCTAGGGCCGTATAGCGATTACCTGAGCGGTTCTTTAACACGTAAGTTTGATGCCAAGTTTGTGGACAGTCTAGGAATGATGATAATTGGCTATATGAGTAATAACTGAGTGGGTATGTCATTAATTTTCCTCCTTGGTAATACCTGAGTAATATTCATAGTAAGGCGAGAACTCTCCGAATGCCTCTGCGTGGGCTTTTCGGTATACTTGCTGGGCTTCCTCTGGAGTATCGTATCTACCTAAGTTTTTTAACTTACCATCTATCCTTACGCTAGTACGATACTTCCCGCTATCTTTATCATAATAGTATCCTTTAACTCTTTTGTTTTGTGCATTTTGCTTTGTAGTACATATCCTTAAGTTATTTCTCCTGTTGTCTAGTGTGTCTCCATTTACATGATCTACGTGTACATTTTTATCACTAACACCCATTATCCACCTATGAAGTTTTATTACCTTTTTATTTTCTCTAAATGCAAAATAATTCTTTTTAGCAAACACTCTATATAATCCGCTTGGTGTTTTGATGTCGTCATCAATAACAATATCAAAACGTTCACCTTTAGAATAAACCTCAACAATCTTACTCATTAGTTCAGCTCCTTCATAGTGTTAGCTAGTAAGCTTTCTCCTTGTTTTTTTCCTGATATCATCAAAGTGTTACCTTGAACCAGCAAGCTCTCGTACTTGGCGAATGTACTCGAAAAGACAACTACCTCCCTGTGTCCTTGGTAGCACTCTAGAGTCACGAATGCCATTTTATTTTTCTTCTTGTCTAAGAAACTTTTAACCTTCGTAACTATTCCGCCTATCAAAGTTTTGTTGTCACCCTCTAAGTATTCTCCCCAGTCTCTAAAGTGGTACTTTTGTAAAGGATGAGTAGTTATAAAGATTCCTAATAAGTCTTTCTCGTAGTTAGCTTTGATTGTATCGTCCCAAGGCAACTCATTTGCTTCCTCTAGCTTCTTTTTTGTTTCACCTTTGATAACTAGATAGTCCTGATAAATCTCTAAGCGGTTTAACTCTGGGTACATCTCATCGAATGCACCTGAGAATATTAAGTTCTTCATGACTTTTGCATTAACAGATCTCTTAGGTACACGACCCATTAGGTCTTCTAGCGAGGTGAACTCGCTTTTGCTTCTTTCCTCTATGATTACGCTAACTGATTTATCTCCTACTCCCTGTATAACACTGAGTGGGAAAACGATTTTATTATTCCTTGCTGTAAAAATTGTTTCGCTTTTGTTAATGTTAGGTGGCTCAAACGAAATACCAGCTTTTCTGATATCTTCAAACCCTTGAGCTATCGTTTCTTTATCTGACATTTTTGTGCTCATTATGGCTGCAATCCAGTGTTCTTTGTAATACAACTCTAACCAGGCGGTCATATAAGTAATCATCGAGTAGGCTACTGCATGACTCTTATTGAATCCGTACCCTGAGTAGGCAATGATTCTGTCCCAGAGTTCGTTCATTGCTGATGCGAATTTACTTATTGACATCTCTCCACGTAAGTGGCACGAATCCAATATAAACTCATCCCTCATAGTCTCTAACTCCTCGACAGATTTCTTTCTCAGTGAGTCACCCTTCCCAAGTGTCCATCCAGCAAATACGTTTACAAGCTTCATGACGTGCTCTTGGAAGGCGATAATACCTTTGGTCTCCCCTGTAACTTGAACCTCGTCAGGATGGCTGTAAACCTCCTCAGACAGTCCATTACGAATATCTATCCATCTCTGAGTGTCTCCTGAGTTTAACGCTGCAGGTCTTCCTAGAGAGGTAATCGCTACAATGTCCATGAACTCTTTAGGTGCTACTCGTGCGCATAAGCCCTGCATCATAGATGAGCCAAACTGGAACATGTTCTGAGTCTTACCTGTAGAGATAAGCTCGTACACTTTAGGGTCCTTAGGAGAACGCATAATCTCGTTAGGATCAATCTTTACTCCGTGTTCCGCCTCGATAGACTTAACTGCTAGACCTATCATTCTCAGAGTCTTTAAGCCTAGGAAATCGAACTTCACACCTCCGAGTTCCTCTAAGTCATCTTTATCCCACTGCGATACTACCGTGTCCTTGTCGTTGTGATCCGGTAGATAAGTCGGAAAGTAGTCCGCTATAGGTTCGCTTGCTATAAGGACGCCTCCAGCATGTTTACCTAATTTGTCTATCACTCCTTCGAATTTACTAGCCATCCAGCTTATCTCACGAGCTGAAACAAAAGCATCATTGTCTTTCTGCTTGAATTTATCTGAGCAGGTATCCATAAAGTACACCAACTCTTGATTAAGCGATCTAGCCTTCTCGATAGTCATGTTTGGCGAGTTATCGACTAGTTCGGTGATTCTCTTAGCTTCCTTGAAAGGAATATCATAGACCATGCAGGCGTTCTTAAAAGCTAACCTAGCTGTCATGCGTCCATAATTGGCTACCTGGCTCACCTTGTCTGTACCGTATTTGCTACGGAGGTAGTTGATGAGTTCGTATCTACGGAGATCTTCTACATCAGTATCTATATCCAGATATTCCTATATTTTCATACAGGTCTAGACTATTTCACCTACTCGTTAGAGTAGCCCAACCGCTTCCCCACTGTGCTTATCTCAGCAGGTACTCTCCAAAGGAGATAGTCGTTACACCTTCTTAATCTCATAGCCTCCGAGTATTAATGTAGCAATACCTGTTTGAGTTCATAATCGCCAACCTTCCTATACTTCTCCATAGAAGATTGACTTCCACCAGTCTCTTGAGCGTATACTCTACTGGCTTCTTTTATGCTCTTAAACAATCCAATTTCCTCTCCTTTGTATAACAACCTACATTCTCTAAAGTTTCTAACTGGAGTCATCGTTTTATAGGAGTAAACTAAATTCTGCTTTTGTGTTGTCCATTCAAGATTACTAAAGTGATTATTTGTTTTGTTGTTATCTTTGTGGTGAACAACTTCTCCTACTCCATCGACAAACATCTCTGCTACTACCCTGTGAGCCATTTCAGTTCTACCTCTTCCAACTCTCACAGTTTCATACCCAGATCCATTTAGTGAAGTTTGTACTATATTTAGGTTGCTATTAAAGAAAAGACCACTCTCGGTTACATAATAATCAGAGTCGTTTATTTGTTTCATTTTATCTCCTCCTTAGTGGAGACTATGAGTTTAAGCTTGGCACGAGATTAGCATAGGTTTTACCCCTTAGCCTTCCTCGTTAGCAGGCACTTTTAAGCCCACACCCTCGAGCGAGGTTCAATTAGGAAGCCCAACTATGTCTAGGCATCTTAAAACGAGATATATCTAGGAAACGTTCAAAGTACAATCCGTACTCTAGAGGGTCTACCTCAGTAATATCTAAGCAGTAAGCGACTACTGAGCCTCCTCCAGAGCCACGCCCAGGAGCGAAGATAATATCATTCTCCTTCCCCCACTTGATAGCGTCAGCCACTACGAGGAAGTAGTCTACATAGCCTTTCTCCTTGATTACGTTTAGTTCAAACTTGATGCGATCTACAACCTCCTGAGTCACTGGCTTGTACTTGCGCAGCATTCCTTCCTTCACGAGTTGGCCAATGTAGGTATTCTTATCAGTCATCTCTTGAGGTAGCGGAAACTCTGGAAGCAAATCTTTTTCCTTCTTGAGGTCGAAGTCAACCCTATCTAGTATAACCCCAGTATTATTTATAGCTGTGATGATTGTCTCACGGTCAAATCCCTGAGAGACAAACTCTTCTAGGATTAACTCCCCAGGCTTCATCCAATAGTGCTCCTCACCAGGATAAGCTGGTTCGTTAGGGTGTTTCATCTTCTTATTCCAACCCAGGCACAAGACTCCTTGGTGAGCTAGGTAGTCTTCCTGCTTGGCGTAATGCACGTCTCCAGTGGCTACTAGGGGTACACTATGTCTTTTAGATAATTCAATAAGTCCTACGTTAGTTACTCTCTGTTCTAACATTGGAGTAGGTTGTATCTCTAGGTAGAATCTGTCCCCAAAGATATCTAAGTAACGTTCAATATTGTCAGCACAATCCCAAGAAGTTTTTCCTTGCTTTAGCTTCGTAGGTATCACCCCTGATAGACAACTGCTCGTAGCAATGATTCCCTCGGAGTATTTCTCCATCATAGCCCAGTCAAAACGAGGACGGTTATGAAAGTGAGTGAATGCTTCCGAGGAAAGTCTCATGAGATTCTTCCAGCCTGTCTCGTTGATTGCTATCAAGACTTGATGGTAATTCGTTTTACACTCTGGATCGTTTACGTCTTCGCAGAGATATCCTTCGAACCCAGCTACAGGTTTTATGCCTTGCTTGCGACACTCTCTATATAATTCTGGGATGGCATGCAATACTCCGTGGTCACTAATAGCAATTCCTCGTTGACTTAACCGTTTAGCTTCAGCTACGAGATCGGATACCTTGGATAGTGCGTCTCGCTTGCTGGCACAACTATGAGTGTGGAGTTGGTTAAAGTCTAACTTCATAGGTTTTCACCTCTCAGTTGCTCGTAAGATGTAATCTTCGCTACTAAACCTTCCTCGGCGTTGTATACTTCAATGTAACCTTTGGAGAATGCATCCCTACCAAACACTCTCGTCATCTTTCCTCTTAGTTGATTCTGCAGGTTATAACTCGATCTCCAATCGTGGTGAAAACTGTTATTGTATATCTCGGTATCTCTTATTGATCCTTCATTGCTACGTACTATATAGACACACTCCATTGTTATTCCCCCTTGTTTAACTCTTAAGTAAATCATACCATGGTCATACCGTAAAGTAAAGCTTTTTAGGTAAAAAAAATACCTCCTCAGGTGTTAGTTGAGTAGGTACTGTCCAATGTCTACTATCCAGTTTTCATCATCCATCATAGTCACTCTATGTTCGATATCCTCGTGAGTCAGAATCTCTACGATCTGGTCTCGAATGTCATCCTCAATGACTGCTGACTCGTAGGTAACTAAGTATTGCATCTGTGCGATTATACGTTGTAGGCGGCTCATTTTGTTTCCTCCTTGATTAACCTCTGTAGGTTTAATAGACAAGCAATCTCTTCATGATACAAATAGATGCTCTTGTTGTGATTCTGCAAGTGACACTTATATTCTAGGCTCGCATAGTCAGGTTCTCCTACAGTGATAATTGTGTCGTTGTAGAAAAGTGTTACTCCTCGGTATTCTCCAAACGGTTTACGCTCTCTCATTAGTCTCTTCCTCCTTAGCATACCCTCTCAAGAACTGTAGTTGAAAGTATCCCATCACAGTTTCCTTACCGTTAATCCTGACTTGTGATACCTTGTGAGCTGGTATGTCTTCGAGTATCTCGATGGTTAACTCTCGGGTAGTGAACTTGTCCATTAGATGACCTCCTTGTACTCATCTAGTAATCTTAAAGAGTGCTCATAAGCTTCGATCTTACTCTGGTAATACCGACGGGTATCATTTGATACCTCTAATAGCATTTTCTTATTGTATTTATCAATTAAGCTTTCTAGTCGATCCCTCATTAGTCTTCCTCCTTAGTCTGTCCAATCTCCAATATCTCCGAACTCCGGATCTTGTATCTGCCTAGCACCATCGATTCCGTGGTGTCTCACGAGCTGGCTAAAGTGTTTTGTAAACCTAGGCATTGCAAAGTAGTTCATGTAGCGTCTGATTGTGCGCTTGTGGCAAGATAAGTGCTCTGCCATTTGAGTAGTGCTTAATCCTTCTACATAGTATAAAGCAGCTAATATGTGAGGATTCTTGTAGGAGAACGAGAACTTGTCAGCTTCCTCCATGCGGTCATGCTTATTTAGGATTGACTCTAATACGATTGTATTCTTCATGAGCTCGTCCTCCTCAGCAGCTTTCATATGGATTAGGTTCTTCTACAATATAACCATCGTTAGGCACATCGTTTACTCGGTGTTCAACCTCGATAAGTAACTGTTCTAGCTCGTCCTCTCTGATGTCGTACTCTTCGAGAATAGATGAGAAGATTTGATCTGAGTCGTAACCTTCGTAGTGTAGCTCCTCAGCTTTGTCCTTGATAGCTTCGTGCTCGTGGTTGATTCTCATGAGATGGTAGCCTCCTTAGTTTGTAGATTCATAGTATTACCTCCGTCATATTTTCTATTAAGTTAATCTTACCATGGTCATACCAGGATGGCAAGTTATTTCTCTAAGTCTTTTCCCCACTTATCGTACCACTCCCAAGGTGTCATCTTGTTAGCATCTACTTGAGCTAGCTCCTCTGGGGTACAATCATCAGCGTCTTTACCTTCTGGGTAAACTAACACGTAAATCTCAAACTTCCAATGAGCCTTTAAGATAGCTTTACGGATTCCATTCCTTCCAGCTTTATCATTATCGAACCCTAATTCAATAGTTGTAACTCCACCTTTGAAGAGTTGCTCTACATGCTCGTCTGTGAAAAATAAACCTATAGGAGCTGCTACGTTGGGATAGCCTGAGTCGAACCATCTAGCAGCATCGAAAACGCCTTCGACAATTTTAACTGTGTTGTTAGCTTTTTGGATGTACTCTAAGTTTCTCCCTAGCCCTGTGAGGAAGTATCCTGTATTGAGTGATCTCGGTCGGTGATAAAACTTATGAGCTTGCTCCTCTAGTGTAGCCCTTCCAGTGGCTCCAACCTGACGATTATCGACGTCCTCCATAGGAATATATATCCTGTCGACTAAATCCCCTGAGAGGCAGCGCTGAAGCCCCCAGTGAGCAATTGTCTCAGGAGAGTACCCTCGGTAGTCTGTAACTGGCTCGAAAGTCATCCCTTTAGGAAACCACTCTGGGAGCTCCTTCTTGTTAGCTCGCTTCATCATGAGTTCGATAAATTTCTTAGCTTCGTCTCGGAAGTAATTCTCATCGATCTCTTCCGTCTCCCAGTTGATGTCGGTAATACCTTGTAGGTTGGCTAGCCAGATAACTGCATCTTTGAAGCCTATTTCCTCGACTCCCATGATTACATCGAAAATATCCCCTCCGTTAATACAGCCTGTATGACAATAATAAATACCTGTGTGTTTATTTATAGAGAACGCTGTATCGTTGTCACCTCCGTGGATAGCGCAACAAGCTTTAATCTCGGAGCCAGCACTCTTGATACTGCTGAAGTTCAACTCCTCGAGTATGGCTCGTACGTCCATCTTGTCGGTTAACTTTTTGACGATGCTCATAAGCTAATCACCTCGCAAAGTATCCAAAATAGAATAACCCACCAAGCCCCACACATGAGACCGCCTACAAAACACATCTTCTCGTCGTGACTCACTTGCTATTCCCCCTTGCGTTTTTCTAATCCCAAGATTACCAAGATAGGTGCCCACACTAGAATTATGACTATGGTAATACCGAGTTGGTTACGTAATGAGTTAGCTCCTTGTTCCTCTAACTGTCTGTCTATCTCACCAGACCACTTGCAGAGTGTTGCCCAGAGAGCTCCGACTAGTAGGTATATCATGAAAGGTGTCATCAGCTAATTCCCTCCTCTAAAATCACCTCAACTATATCCAACATTTCATTCTTATCAGTAAACTTCTTCCAAATATCCCCTTTACGGTCTCTTTCTGTTATTCGTTCAGCTTCTAGAATATCCCTTGTGAAAGTAATCTTTTCAGGATAACCCCAATAATCGACATTCAACTCTTTAACATACATACTCCCAAGTTTAACAACATGGTATTTCATTAGATCATCTCCATTCGCCAGTTTTTAGAGTCAGCCTTTATAGGTGTCCAATCAAGTTCCTGGCCCATCCGTTGTACTCCTATCTTAAATTGCCTAGAACAACCTGTGATAGCCCACTCTTCCTCTGTAGACTTCCTAATGTAGCAAATTCTGTTAGCTAATCGCATAATCTTATCAGAGTCAGCTATTGCAGCATCATCTATATCGTCTTTCCCTACAGCAGACCTGTTGAGTTGTACTGCGGATAAGACTGGTACTTTTAACTCTCCAGCAATATCTTTTAGAGAGCTAGTAAGTTGTCCTAACTGCTGAGACTCTTTATCTCCTAAATTACTACTTGAGCTAGGTAGCTTGATGTAGTCAAATACCACGAGCTTGACACCATGTTCCACTTGGTATTTGCGCACCAAAGCTTTAATTTTGTCAGCCGTAAAACTAGGAAGGTAAACATGGTAGAATGGCGCCTCCTTTAGTTCCCTGTTAGCATCCTGTAGAGCTGCTATCTTGTCTATTGCTTTTCCTGCATCAGTGTCTACTCCGAAGCGTCCTGTACGGATCTCCTCATGAGGGACCCCAGAGATAATACTCAGTAACTTGTCTTCCTGCTCGTAGTCGTACATCTCTGTATCGATATACAAAGTAGGAACACCGTCCTCTATACAGATCTTATTGCACCAATTTAGTAGAACCGTAGATTTACCTACTTTGGATCTAGCTCCAACGATAGTTAACTCCCCGTCAATCAACCCTAGAGTAGCTAAGTCAAACAGCTTCCACCCTGTCTTTAACCCGATGACATCCCTCGGAGTTAGCAAACGTTGCTTTAACCTGTCAGCCGTATTCTCACCTAGCTTGGTAACCCCTGTAGCAACCTGATACTCAATAGATATATCTCTAAAGTCCGTCTCCGCAGCACTAAGTACCGAGTTAATATCTGAGTCAGCATCCTTCTCCACTCGAGACATAACCTTCTGGGCCTGCTCATAGATTGACCTGCGAGCCGCTGCTTGCTTGATGTTGTCGATGAACATCTGAGTGTTGCCTACGTAGGGTGTCAATTTGGCTGATTCTATATAGGTTAAACCACCCATCTCCTCGATAGCTTTGTTGGCTTTATCGTCGGTAAACACTTGAGTAATACTAATAGGGTCTGGCTCGTTTCCGTTCTCTATAAGGTAGGACATGGCCATATAGATGTACTTGTGAGCATCTACTGCGAAGTGTTCCGGCTTTAACCCTGAGCCACTAGCGAGGATTAACTGGTCAGGCTTATTTAAACAGATCCCGATTAATGCCCTCTCCGAACCAGCTCGGTGAATCCTTTCTTTGGAGCTTATTTTTGGAGTCGTACTCACGGTTCCTTTCCCCCTTTTGTGTTTCCTGTCTAGAGTGTATCTTCATGTATCTTTGTACTCTTAGTAGCAATGCATTATCGTAATCCCCCTCTGTGAACATCTCTGGGTGGTTCTCTACAAAGGATAGCTCCTCGGTTGTCCACCCTTCAGCGGATAACCAAGAAGCAACATGAGGAGGAATCTTAGAATTTAATCTCTTTGAGTTCCTCATCGGATAGCGCTCCCTCTTTAGACGTGTCTACTTGAGCTTCTTCTTTATCGTCAGCACCTAATGAGCCGGGCTTTAAGTTTGTTTGGTAGTTCTCCTCGACCATCTCCTGTACAGATTCGCCAGCTTGTCCTACGTTGTTAACCTCACTCCATAGACCACCTTGAGCTACGAATAAGCATTGCTCAGGAGTTAGATCTTTACCGTCTTTTAAATCTGAACGATCAACCTTTTTAGCTTCATACAGTGCAATCTCTTCAGGGGTTCTAGGGGTGTTACTACGAGCTGGAGTCACTGAATACTCAATGTCTTGGAAGTCTGTTCCTGTTTTAGTGATGGTAATATCGTATTCTCGTAAGTCACCGTACTCAGGGTTAATTGCATATTTTTTTAGCTCGTTGAATATCGCTGGACCGCCATCTAGCAACTCTAAGTTGCCATTCGCACGGTTGATTACGTGGATGATGTATTTGTTTTTAATCTTTCCGTAAGGCTGTTTAGCGTATCCTGCTTTAGTGTGTTTCTTACGAGCGTCACTACCTTTAGCAAGACCTTTAGCGTCTGCATCCTTGAAGACTTTATCCATAAAGTCGTAGTTAGCTTTCTCTAGTAAGTCCTTACCTTTACCCTTGTAAGGAATGAATGTTCCGTTTCCATTTCCGCTTGCTGCACCGTTACCCTTTGTAGCCCAGTATCCTTGGTAGAAGTGAGGCGCTTCATCCATAACACGCAACTTAGTTTCACCAACTGCTAGTGTTACGAAATCTAACTTGTCTTCTTGTTGAGCTGGTGCTCCTGCGCTTACTTCCTCTTCGGTTCCTACTGTGTTCCATCCGTTTTGATTAGCCATTAATAATTACCCCTTTTCATTTTAATTTGGTAGACTGATCGGCTGGTATGACTCAGGTATGATTCATAGGTGTTATAAAAGCCAGATAGCTTGTCCTAACTGGCTTATCTCTATAGTACCATGGTCATACCATGGAGTCAACACTTTTACAAAATTAGTTCTAAAGTTTTTGTTAGCTGAATAGTCACCCTGTAGACGCCATTTTCAGTCTCGCTCTTGAGATCATACGCTACCCCGTTAGCACCCATGTCTCTGCTGAGCTGGCAGTAATCTTCTGAGGTCATACCGTCGTGTATCTTGAAACCGAGAGAAGATAGAATTTTGTTTACCTCCGCGTTTACTTTCTCGTCAAATCTCTCTAGCTTTTCTTCCATAGTAAAACCTCCC